GCTTCTTGGAAGTTAGCGTGAGCGGTGAAGTTGGTGATTAAGTTTTTCATTTTATATTCCTTTGCTGGTTAAGTGCCGCCGAACCCCGACGACAAAAAGAGTATCTCATCTTACTGGTAAGATAACAACCCCCTTAATGTAAAAAAGTTGAAATAATTTGCACAAGGGTGATAATTGGTCTACGGCAACCGCCCAGCCGAGAACTTGGGTGAGTTAACAGGGATCAAACAAAATGGCAGAAGTCGAGGAGATATACGAAGAAGAGCAGGACGTTGAAGAGGAGCTTGAGATTGAGGACGCAGCCATCGATGAAGTCGATGAGGGCGAGCCTGAAGCAGAAGAAGCAGAATCAGAAGAGCCTGACGAAATAGTAGTATCCATTGACGGTGAGGAACCGCCGCCTCAAGAAGAGCAAGCCGCACCCGAATGGGTCCGAGAGCTTAGACGCGAACACAGGGAGTTGAAGAAACGTAATCGAGAATTAGAGAGCCGGGTAAACCAGTCAACTGAGACCAATCCAGTTGTTAACCTTGGGACCGAAGCCGAATCTTGAAGCTTTAGATTACGACACCGAGAAATACGAGCAGTCGCTGGCTGACTGGTACGAGCGTAAGAAACTCGTCGATGAGCAGCAGAGCCAAGCCCGCCGCGCCGAAGAGGAGCAGCAACAGGCTTGGAACGCGAAGCTGGAGGGTTACGTTGAGGCCAAGACCAAGTTAAAGGTCAGGGACTATGACGATGCTGAGGAAGTCGCGCAGCAGATGTTTAACGTAGTTCAACAGGGCGTTGTAATTCAAGGTGCTGAGAACCCTGCGCTAGTGATTTACGCTTTGGGTAAGAACCCCAAGAAGGCTAAAGAGCTTGCCGCAATAGACGATCCCGTAAAGTTTGCCTTTGCGGTGGCAAAATTGGAGAGTAATTTGAAGATTGGAAATCGCAAGGCTGCAACACAGCCCGAAAGAACGGTATCGGCAACGGCACCATCGAGCGGAGCTGTGGACTCAACCCTAGAACGGCTGCGAGAAGAAGCGGCGCGGACAGGTAACATGGATAAGGTCATGGCCTATAAGCGCGCGCAGAAACGAGCGGCGAAATAAATTAAAAGGAGCCAATCATGGCTAATTCGTTTAGTAAAGAAGAGCGCGTAGCGTTCGAAAACATCTTGGAAGGTTTCCACGATGCATTAGTGTTAAGCAGAAACGTCGGTATTTACACCACCGATCAGGTAATGATGGAACGCACCAATGACGTTATCTGGCGTCCGATGCCTTACATTAGTACCTCTATCGATGCCGCTCCCGGTACTGATATTGCTGCTGACTACAAAAACTTCACTCAGTTGGCAGTGCCTTCTACCATTGGCTTCAGCAAAGCAGTACCGTTCACAATGAACGCTCTGGAATTGCGCGATGCTTTGCAAGAAGACCGACTCGGTGCGGCTGCTAAGAACAAGCTTGCCTCTGACATCAACGTAGCAATTATGAACACTGCTGCTTTGCAAGGCACGTTGGTTGTTAAGCGGACTGCTGCTGCATCTGGCTATGATGACGTTGCACAAGCTGACGCGATCATGAACGAGCAGGGTGTGCCCGACTACGAGCGGACTTTGGCTTTGAGTAGCCGCGACTACAACGGTATGGCAAACGATCTGTCTAAGGCTTCACGATCTTTCGGCAACGAAAAATCTGACTCAGCCTATGAGCGCAGCCGTGTTGGCATGGTAGCTGGCTTTGAGACCTTGAAGCTTGACTACGCTAACCGAATCACTGCTGCTGCTGGCGGTGGTGCGATCACTATCGACACGCAAAATGCTGCTACGAACTACCTCGTTCCTGCTGCAACGCAAGCTGTTACTGGTGGAACCACCAACGTCGATAACCGATACCAGACTGTAACTGTCTCTAGCACTACTAACGTAGCCGCTGGTGACTGTTTCACGATTGCTGGTGTTGAAGCCGTTCATCACATCACTAAGCAGTCTACTGGTCAGTTGAAGACGTTCCGAGTTATCTCGGTAACCAACGGCACGACTATGGTGATCTCACCCGGGATCATCTCAAACCAAGTAGCATCTGATGCCTCGGCTCAGTACCAAAACTGTATCGTTACCCCAGGCGGCTGCTGCGGCAATCGTGTTCTTGAACACGACCACTGCTTACGCAAACCCGTTTTGGCAGCGTGACGCTTTGGAACTGCTCCCCGGACGGTACGCTGTACCCGCTGACGCAGGCACTGCGGTAATGCGCGGAACCACTGATAACGGCATTGAGCTGGTTATGCAGAAGTTCTACGACATCAACACGATGACCACCAAGTATCGGTGCGACACGTTGTTCGGTGTAGTGAACAAGCAGCCAGAAATGTCTGGAATCATGTTGTTCGGACAGGTGTAAAAAATGGCGGGGGGCTTCGGCCCCTCGTTTCTTTTTAGGAGCGTGATATGCCGTTGAAAAAGGGTTATTCTAAGGGCACCATCTCAAAGAACATTAAGACCGAGATGAAGTCAGGCAGGCCGCAGAAGCAGGCCATTGCCATTGCACTGAGCACCGCTAGGACCGCTAAGAAGAAGGCAAAGAAGAAATAATGTTTGAACCTAAACTGGTATACAAGTCCCCCGGAAGTCAGTACGGACCGGAAGGCAAAACATATTCATGGGCTGGCGTCAAGACTCAAGACGAGTTGGACGGCAAGCTCGCAGACGGTTGGCACCTAACACTAGGTGAGGCCATTGCACCCAAGGAAGCGCCAAAGCAAACAGAGATCCCGTTAGATGACTCAGCACCTACCCGATCAGAGCTTGAAGAGAAGGCTACGCAGTTGGGTTTAAAGTTTGACGGAAGAACCTCAGACAGTAAGCTGGGCCAAAGAATCATTGACGCACTAGGACAACAAGATGGGATGGACGAAACGTCAGTACATTGAGCAAGCCTTCGAAGAGGTTGGTTTAGCAGCATACGTCTTTGACTTGACCCCAGAGCAGCTTCAGAGCGCGCTCAGAAAGCTTGACGCCATGATGGCTGAGTGGAACGCCAAGGGTTTACGACTTGGCTATCCTTTGCCGTCATCACCGCAGGACAGCAGGCTCGATGAGCAGACCTACGTTCCAGATCTGGCAAACGAGGCCATTTACACCAATCTAGGTATTCGGATCGCACCAAGCTTTGGCAAGGGCATCATGCCTGACACCAAGGGCATCGCTAAGATGGCGTATAATACGGTCGTTCAGGCGTTTGCGGGACCGATTCCACAGCAGCTGCCACGGACTATGCCTCTGGGCGCAGGCAACAAGCCTTGGCGACGATATGACGATCCGTTTGTACCACAACCCGTTGACCCTGTGCTTGCAGGCGATGACGGCGTATTGATTTACAACTAGGAGGCTAAGATGCCCACGATTAACCAACTGCCAACGATTACGACCCTATCCGGTGGTGATCAGTTACCAGTTTACGCGACAAGCAACGGTGACGCTCGCAAGGCTTCCATTACCACTCTGGTTGATTACTTTCAGAAGACGTTTGCCGACCCAAATTACACGGTAGTAATTAACGCCCCGACCAACTCGGGCTTTAACATTGCGCTGGCTGCGTCATCTCAATCGATCTGGTTGATTATGAACCCAACTGGCACGTTCGCTGCGGGTTCGGTGACACTGCCGCCGGTAGCTGACTGCTACGATGGTCAAGAGATCATCATGATATCAACCCAGACCATTAGCGCGCTGACGATCAACGGCAATGGCGGGACGTTGGTGGGTGTTCCTGCCTCCTTGGGGGCGGGTAGCTCATTCACGATTCGGTTCAATGAACTACAGTCAACTTGGTACACCATCGTAAACAGCCTGCAAATNGCTGGNATCGACGTTGTAACGACCACAGGNGTTCAAACCCTTACCAACAAGACGATGAGCTTTGGCAACAACACCTTCTCAGCGACNTCGTTGCAGTTATTTAACGCGCTGTCAGACAAGACTGGTTCNGGTCTGGCGGTGTTTAACACTAGCCCTACATTGGTCACTCCGATCCTTGGAACGCCCACCTCGGGCACCCTGACGAACTGTACGGGCCTGCCAACGACTGGTTTAAGTGGGTTGGGCGTAGGAGTTGCAACATTCTTGGCAACCCCAAGCAGCGCGAACTTAGCGACTGCGCTCACAGACGAAACTGGGACTGGTTCGGCGGTATTTAACGTCAATCCAACCATCGACGGGGCTGACTTCACTGGACACGCTCAGACGGCCCCAGTGGCTGGCTCAAGCACTGGTGGAGTCTTGACCTTAGACATGACCGAGAGCAACGTGTTCACCAGCACGTTAACTGAGAACGTAGCAACGCTAACTTTGAATAACCCGGCTCAGGGTCAGACCGTGAATATTCTGTTCACGCAGGACGCAACCGGCAGTCGAACGATGGCGTGGCCTGCGAGCTTTAAGTGGCCCGGCGGTACGGCATCGGTCCTGTCAACTAACTCAAACGCAGTTGATTTGCTAGTCATCACCTACATAGGGACGGACTG